CGCCGTCGCTTCCGGCCGCGGTGACGTACGGCTCGGCCAGGGAGACGATCGCGCACGGGGGAGGGGGCAGCGCGTTGTCTGCCCATCCCGCGACTGCGAGGCCGGCCTGCTCGAGTTCGTACTTGACCTCGCTGCGTAGCTGCGTGAGGTTCACCATGTCGGCACCCACAGACGCACCTCGCGCTCGATCACCTGCAGCGGGTTGCGGGTGGAGCGTTGCGGGCGTACCGCACCGTCGCCACCGAACCTGTCCGGGATACCCGGCGAGGGCGCCTGGTCCCGGTCGAACATCTCCGCACCGACCGCGACGTACCACGATCGGATGATCACGACGTCGATGCCGATGGTCGAGCCGATCCGCCGGTCGACGTCGAGCTTGCCCCGCTCGAGGTACTCGGCGAGCGCCTCGTCCGGGTACTTGGTCGCGTCACTCGCGCGCACCGTGGCGCGGAGCTGGGCGACCAGCTGCTCGTCGACGGCCAGCGGGTCGGGTTCGGGTGTCGTCATGATCAGGGAGCCGTCGGCCAGGTGACCTTGGTGATGCCCTTGCGCTCTTCGCTGTAGATCGACTGGTAGCCGTACAGCGAGAAGTCCTGGGTCAGGTTGATGATGTTCTCGTCCTGCAGCCGCACCGGGGCGCCGGCCGATTCCATCGTGGTGATCGCGTCACGCGAGCACACGGTGAACGTGGTACCGGTCAACCGCGGGATCATCACGACGGGCATCGTGGCGATCTGCCCGACGATGTCGGTACCGGAGATCCGAAGATCGCCCACGTGTTCTGTCCGTCGCCGTTGACACCGAACAGGGGCCGGCCGGCGGTGTCCGTGAGCGAGACGATCTCCTTGGCGGTGGCGCGGTCGACGACGATGAAGTCTGCGAGCAGCCCCTTGGAGTTGTCCTCGATCTCGGTAGCCGCGTCGAACGCAGCGCCGATCCACCCGGACGCGTCGCGGGTTTTCCCGTCAACTCGATCTCGTTGACGTTGAGCCGTGCGGTGGCGTTGTCGGTGGGCAGGCCCTCGAAGAACGTGCGCACGTACAGCTCGAACGCTTCGGCGTACTGGATGGTCAGCCAGCGCAGCGCCGTGTCGAGCCACGCCACCGAGGACCGCTCGATGGTCTGCCGGGACAGGCTGGTGTAGCCACCGACGGTGCGGACGGTCGCGGAGTCGGTATCGAGGGCGATCTTCAGGAACGCGAGATCGTCACCTTCCGCGGCCTGCACCTGCACGGTGCCCGTCTCGGTCTTGACGTACGGGTACTCGTAGCTGTTGCCGTCCGCCGGCAGCGGCTCGGAGCGAAACAGGTTGGACAGGGGCCGCTTGCGGTCAGTCAACCGCAGGGTCTTGTCGAGCCACGCCGGACGCTGTACCGAGTCCGCGGTCGTCGCGAAGTCCCGAGTCTCCAGGGTCTCGACCGCGCTGCGGTACTCCTCGAGGATGTCCTTGTCGCCGCGGGCCAGGCCCTTGAGGAACTCGCCGCCGGAGCGTGCCTTGAACTTGACGGGTCCGCCAGCGGGCTTGTCGACCATGGTGGCCATGCGGCGCTCGACGTCGTCGATCTTGCCTGGTATTCGGCGCGCATCTCGTCTCGCTGGGAGGCGAGAAGCGCGTCGAGCTCTTCCTTGTTCATATCCGAATCTCCTTCTTTCGCTGCGCTTCTCACGCTCTCGATGACTGCGCCCTCATATGCGGGACGCTCGACGATGGATGTCTCGCGGAGCAGGACTTTGGTGCGGGCGACGACCTCGCCGCGCATCTCGTGCTCGACCGGGACGAACCCGATCGAGAAGTGTTTGAGCACGCCCTCGCGAGCGAGCTGGAGCACCTCGTCTCCGCGGGGTGTTTGGGCGACGTGCGCGGTGATCCGGTATCCGGCCGGAGTCGAGCGGCCGACGAAACGGCCGATCGGCAGCTCGGCGCGCTGCCCGCCGTGGTTGACGTGCAGGGTGCCCTCGGCACCGTCGGGGATCGAGCCTCGTCGAACGACTCGGGGTAGCCGATCCGTGTGGTGACCTCGTTCCACGGCACGGCGATGCCGACGATCTGGCGCTTCTCCTCGTCGAGTCCCGCGATGGGGACCGACCGGATCTCGGTGGTCATAGTGGGCTCTCCTGTGCATGGGTGTCGTACCAGCGGTGAATCTCGGCGATCGTCCACTCGGGCCGGCCATCGGCGAGAGCGCGGCGTAGGCACTCGTTGCGGCCGGGGTCGCACACCTCGAACTGAGCGCCCGCTGCGGAGTACCGGCCCAGCGAGTAGTACGTCGCGCGGTGTCGACGATCCACACGTCGCCGAGGAAATCGGGGTGCAGCAGCACCTCGTCGATCGCAGCGCGACGTGCCAGCCGCGCGAGATCCACGTGCACCGCGGCATGGTCGTGCGAGACCGCAGACCCGAGCGCGACCGCGAGGACGTCGAAGTCGACGATGATGTCACCGAGGCGAGCAGTCTCGGCGACGTAGGTGGACTTGCCCGAGCACGGGGCGCCGGACACGACGGTGATCACTGGGCCTGCTCCTGGCCCTTGACGACCGAGAGCGCCGGCCGCGCCGGTGCGGGCTTGTACTGCGGTGCGGGCAGTGGAGGCAGGCCGTCACGGACACGGATCTCGTTCGCGGTGGTGGTGCCGGAGTTGAGCCGGAGCTGGTCGACCTCGGCCTGTGTCTTGGAGTCGAGCCGCAGAAGACCGCGCTCGTTGAATCGCGCAGTGTTCAGACCGGGTAGTACCTCGGTGAATGCGCGCTCGATCGCGTTCACGGGCTTCTGCAGCGTCTTGGTCAGAAAGTCGAGGTTGGCAACCTCGAGGTTCACGTACGTACGGGACTCACCTTGCAGGGGAATGAGCAGGTCGTGGCCGGACAGACCGAACACGCGGGCAAGCTTGCGGTCGATCGCGTCGGCGACCTCGATCATCTGCGCGTCGGCCGGCTTGAGCATCAGCGACTCGTAGTCGATGCCGTTCGACAGGATCGCGACGCGGTTCGTCGGGTCCGCAAGAAACGCCTTCCAATCGTCGCTCAGCTGCGACGTAGTTCCGCATTGAGGTTCTGGTCCGTCTTCAGCTTGCCCTCGGGGGGCATCCCGCCGTCGAACCATGCGAGCTGGAACTTCTGGACGACGAGCGCGAGACGCAGCTCGGTCTGAGCGAAGTCGACCGGGCCTAGCCCGCGGGGCTGGTCCGAGAGTGTGGTGTGCCGCTTGTGCACGATCCGTGAGCGGGGGACGGTGCCGTGCGACCAGCCGTACTCGCGGATGCCGGTCTGCGGGTCCATCGTCACTGTGACGGAGGACGGGGGCAGTACGCGGATGTTGGCGATCGCGCCGTTGTAGCCGTGGGTCAGGTACCAGAAGAACTCACCCTGGAGGATGAAGTCGTTCACGGACTGCTGCAGGAACTCCTCGTAGTCGGTCTCGGTGCTCGGCTTGGTGAGCAGCTGCGAGGCACCGGTGGTCTTGCGCACGCCCTTGTGGTCGTACTCGTCGAGCGAGAGACCGGAGATCAGCGTGTTGGTCATGTCGACCGCACGTGAGACCACCGATACGCGGAGGGCCTCACGTGCGGTGACCGAAGGGAGCAGCGCGCGCGGAGGAGGCAGAACGCCGGGGAGCGGGGAGTCCCCGCCCGCGCTCGAGTCGCGCATCTCGAATCCGAAGAACTTTCGTATTGCTCCCACAGCCCGGAACAGTGGCACACTCTTTTGCACATTTGGGAAGATGTGCGCTCTTTGCGCAGGTCAGAAGATGGAAATTGGGGAGAGCATTTCCTTCTGTTGCTCGGCCACGAACGCGCCCATGGTCATTGCGTACACCGCCTCGATGTCACCGAAGCTCTTGCGCGTGTCCATCACGACGCCACCGCCGGAGTTGACCGTGACGGCCTTGGGGAGCTGTGCCGAGAGTTCGGGGTCCTGGTCGTGAATTAGCCTGCCGGTCTTGACCATTGAGTGCACCGTGACGGTGGCGTTCGCGAGGTTCCCGCGGGTGAGGTACTCGCACGGGAGATTGTGCTGCTGACCGAGCGCGATGATGGTCGGCCGCATCGTGTCCGAGTCGCTGACGAACTTCTCGACGTTCGCCGTGGCTGCGAGCTGCAGGCAGACACGCTCGAGCCACTCGGTGTCCGCGAACTGCAGCGTGGCCACGCGCTCGGTATAGACGACGTCGTCGATGCGAGCCGATGCGAAGATCGCGACGCGGTCCCACGATCCGCGGGTGCGGGCGAACGAGACGATGATCGGCCGGCGCCCGAAGTGCTCGGGGATGCCGGATCCGCCGGCCATCGCCCACGCGGCCGGGGTCATCCATGTGTTCTCGACGGACACGAACTCGTTGCGCCGGTACCGGCGGTACTCGGATTCCTGCATCCCCTTGCCTGCGCGGAGCTCGTCGGCGAGCGACAGGCGCCCGGACGCGATGGCAGGGTTGGCCTGCCGGAGGGCCTCGGGGTCGTACAGATCGAGGACCGGGTCGGCTTCCCAGAGGAAGAATCCGAACCGAGGATCGTGGTCCGGTGCCTGCTGCGCCGACGCGCGTCCGGTCTCGTACAGCCGTTTGAGCAGCTCGGACCGGTCGTCACCGGCAGTGGTTAGGCCCATGACCAGGGACTTTGGTTGCGCCGAGGCGCGAGGACCAGCGCGAACCATGCCTCGGGTTTGAGGATGTGCAGCTCGTCGAGCAGCATGAGGCAGCCGGAGAAGCCCTGCAAGCCCTTGCCATCGCCTGCAGCCTTGACGACGTAGGTGGCCGGCTTCCGTGGATGCTTCGAGCGGACGCCGTTACGGTCGGTCGTCTTGAAACGAGCGGCGAGCAACGGCACGTTGTCGACGCAGTACCGGACCTTGCGGTAGAGGTTCTTCGCCTGCTCGACCGTCGACGCGAGCGAGATCACCTCGGCGCCCGCGGGATCATCAGGATGAGACCGTACAGCGCGAACACGGCACCGAGCACGGTCTTGCCGTTCTGCCTGCCCATCGACACGACGACCTGCTTGTAGACCAGCTCGCCGGCGAGTTCGTGACCGGCCGGGTACTTCTGCAACACCTCTCTGACCAGCCACTTTTGCCACTCGTCGAGGCGCATCTCGTCGGACTGCTCGAACCGGAACACGGCCTCGGCGAGCTTGATCAGCCGGTCGCCCTCGCTGTAGTCGGGGTTCTCGACCGGGCGCGTGTACGTCCCCGGCAGCCACACCGGCGGCGCGTCGACGTCGAGGGCCGGCGCACTCATGAGCCGAGGATCTCGGCGAGCTGCTCGTCGAACGGGTCGGCCTTGCCGTCGAGGTCCTCGGGGGCGCATCGCCGCAGGTCATTGACGTTCATGCGGAACTCCATCATGGTCGCCGCTGACAGCTTCTCGCCGTGGTCGAGGACACGAGCGAGCCTGAACAGCGCCGAGACGTACGGCGTGTGCTCGTCCGAGACCCACGGACAGGCGTCGAGCAGCAGGTCGACGGCCTGCTCGAACGACGCGTTGCGCACCACGGTCGAGGCCATGGCGTCCGGCAGGGGCCGCTCACCGGCCTCATGCAGGGCTGCGAGGTCCCGCTCGACCGTCTCCAGGCG